TATACTGGGCCCTTAAGGGGGCTTAGTATGATCGTCTACAAGCTGACGTTTCCGGGCGGGAAGTCCTACATAGGGCAAACCTCCCGGAAACTGAAGGTCAGGGTTACTCAACACAGGCAAAGTGTTCGGCTTGGAAGTATGTTGGCCGTACACTGCGCATGGAGGGCGCACGGAGAGCCGGAAGTTTCGATTCTCTGTGCGTGCCAAACTCAAGACGAACTGAACGACGCCGAGCGGCGCCTGATTGACGAGCACAAAACCATGTCTCCCAACGGCTACAACGTCAGTATCGGCGGGGATACCGCGCCGAGTAAGATGCCATCCGTTGCCGCGAAGATTGCGGAGAAAGCGACTGGCCGCAAAGCTAGCGCGCAGACAAAGGCGCTGATGAGTCAGGCAATGCAGGCCATGTGGAGTTCTCCGGAGTATCAGGCTAGGGTAAGCGAGCAAATCCGCGCGGCTTATCAAAAGCCTGAAGTCAGGGCGCGACACGTTGCGGCGCTGACCGCAGCATGGCGCAAGAAAGTGGCGGACGGTTGGGTTATGTCGCCCGAACATCGCGCCAAACTTTCCGCCCGCGAGTTTTCGGAAGAAACCCGCCAGCGGATGAGCGAGGCGGCCAAAAAGCGTATTCGTCAACCGGCTTCCGAAGAAACCCGCCGCAAGATGGCCGAAGCCGCAAAGCTGAAGCATGCGTCGATGACGCCGGAGGAGCGCGCTGAACGTGGCCGCAAGATCAGTGAAGGACGGCTCGCCGCCCTGCGCCAAGAAGTTGCCGTAACGGGTTTAGAGGGCTCCGGCCCTCGTTTTTTGGAGCACTGAATGCCGACGATGTACCGCTGTCCGGGTGAGCTTCGCCACACGACGCGAGGCTTCCTCTACGACCAGCGCGAATTCGCGGACGCACAGCAGGCACGGGCCGATGGCTGGGCTGAAACGCTGGAGGAAGCGGCAGGGCTTGTCCCGATGCCGACTCCGGCGCCTGAGCCCCGTTCCATGCCCACGCCTGCCCCTTCACCTGTCACACGCGCAGAGCTTGAGGCCGAGGCCGAAGCGCTGGGCATTGGTTTCAACGCTCGCACCAGCGATGAAAAGCTGATCGAGCGCATCGCCGCAAGGGGCTAACCGTGGCTTGGACCAAGGCGCAAATTGTCGAGCAAGCATTTGATGGCTTGGCACTGGCCGGCTATGAGTTCGACATCACGCCCGAGGAAAAGGCGCTCGCCCTTCGTCGCATGGATGCGATGGTGGCGCAGTGGGAGTCGCGCGGAATCCGCCTCGGCTACCTGCTGCCGTCTAGCCCCGGCGATAGCGACCTGAACAGCGATTCGGGCCTGCCTGACGTTGCGATTGAGGCTGTGGAGCTGAATCTTCAGGTTCGGCTCGCTGCCAGTAAGGGCAAAAACCTGCCCCCTCAGACGCTTGCCCTTGCGAAAGCGGCATATGACGACCTCTTGACGTGCGCCGCTTTCCCGCAAGAGCAGCAGTTCAAGAACGGGCTGCCTGTGGGCGCGGGCAATTCGCCGCACTACGGTTACCGGGGGATTTTCTTCCCCGAGCCATCCTCTGACCCGCTTGCGATTGCGCAGGGCGGCGACCTCATTTTCCCGGGGTGACCATGAGCGCCATTCAAAAGCTGAACCAAGGCACGTTGACCCTCGCGTCATCGCTGCCGTTCTACGACCCCAACAACGGCTCGGACCGTCGATCCTCAGTCGCGGACCTTGCCGCGCTTCTGGCCCAGCAAGAGGTGCAGGACGACGGCTTTGTCACGCAGTACCAATCACCTAGCGCGACGGGCTTTACCGTGACGGTGGCGCCGTTTGTCGCGGGCGGCAACGTCTGGGTGATTCTCTCGCCTCTGGCTGTCTACGCGGCCGGCACGATTGTTCTTCCCAGCAACCCGACGAACTCGCAGCGCGTTTTGCTGCACACCACGCAGGCGGTTACCTCGGCGACTGTGAGCGGCAACGGCGCGGCGCTTGTCTCGGGCGCCCCGACATCTCTCGCCGCCGGTGGCTTCTTCCAGATGCGCTATGACGGCGTGTCGCGTGGTTGGTATCGGGTGGGCTAATGGTTGACCTAGCAGGACAACCCGCAGAAATCCGGTTCACGCTGCAAATCACAAGGGCAGCGACCGGCAAGGTAGAAACAGTGGAAATGGTGGGCTATGTAAACCCGCCGAAGGAGCAAACAAATGGCAGTGACTCACTCGACGGCAGCGCGCAACGCGGCGACGGACGCAGTAACAGCCCTGATCGGGACTAGCGGGCGCCTGCGCTTTCGCCTCTCGGGCACGGTCGGCAGCCCCGGCACCTCGGTTGCCAACCTCGCGCTGTCGGCTACGGCTTTCGGCGCGTCAAGCAGCGGCACGGCCACGGCAAACGCCATCACGAGCGACACCAACGCAACAGGCAACGCCTCGCCTGTTGCAACGGCAACGCTTGAGACGAGCGGCGGCACGGTGGTTATCCATTGCGCGGTAGCTGCATCGGGTTCGGATATCAACATGACGAACGGTCTGACGGTGGCGAACGGCGACACGGTGTCTTGCTCGTCGCTGACCTACACCGCGCTTCCGGCTTGAGCCATGAAGCACTGGTGGCGCGCTTTCCTGCATGTGTTCGGGCAATGGTGGATTGCGTTTGACCAGTTCGCGCACGCCACTCTTGCGCTGTTCTTCCCGCTTGCGTGGCTGGGGACGTGGGCTGACGAAACGCTTTCTTGTCGGGCTTACAGAACGTGGCGCGATGGCAAGCCGTGGGGAAAGGTCTGGATGCCGATCATTGACGGCCTGTTCTTCTGGCAGCGCATCCGGCCCGATGCAATCGGCCATTGCCATCAAGCGTATCTGCGCGAGCTGACGCGCCACCACTTTCCCCCGGAGATGCGCTGATGTTCGGCAACTGGATCAGACAGACCACGACGACGACCGGCACCGGCCCCCTCACCCTGTCTCCTGTCTCGGGGTATCCGACTTTCGCCGATGAGTTCGCGGCCGGGGAGCGCTTCCAGTACCAAGTGCTTGACGACGCCACAGCCGCACCAATCGAGTCAGGCATGGGCTATCTGAGCGGCGGCGCGCTGGTGCGTGAGCGCATCGAATGCACGATGGTTTCGGGCACGTTCGATAACACCACGCCTGCCGCTGTGTCATTGGCTGCGGGTACGAAGCGGGTTATTTGTGCGGTTTCTGCGGCGTCAACGCAAAGTGTTGCAGCCGGGGCATTTGGCACAAGCAGCGCAGTTAAAGGGTACGGCGACGGCAACCTGATCTTTGGTTCTGGCGGCGGCTACGTCACTGCCGGCGGTCGCGGCTTTGCAATGCCTTTTTCTGCACAGGCTGCAAATGAAATAGATGCTGTGCTGGTGCGCGTGACTACGGCAGGCCCTGGCGGAACTCTGATGCGAGGAGCTATTTACAGCATCGGGGCAGACGGGCTTCCTGACGTACAGCTTGCGCTGTCTGGAACGGAAGACGGCGCCACTACCGGCCTTAAATCACTGACGTTCACGGCTTTCCGCCCTCCGCAAAGATTCTTTGTAGCTGTAATCACCAGTTCGTCTTTGACCGTCTACGGCACGCCCTCTGGAGTTAATGGCGGACACCTAGGGTTTTTCAACACCAACCTTGAAACCGTGGGCATTGTTTCCAAAGACGGCAGCGGGACCACGTTCCCTAGCTCTTGGGCCTCGCCATTTACTGACGTTGTTTTTGCTTGGCGGCCCGTTCTTGGCGTGAGATGCGTGTAATGGCTATCAACTACACCGAAAAAGGCAATGGCTTGCATAACGCCATTGCCGCTGCCGGCCTGTCTCTCTGGCAAGAGGGTAACGCGTGGAAGACCGGCCCCGGCCAAGAGTCCGCAGTGCAGGCCATCATCGACAGCTACACCCTGGCGCAAGCCAAGGCTGTGAAGAAGGCGCAAAGCCTCGCCATTGCCAAGAGTCTGCGCGACAAGGTAGTGGCCGCGATCAGCCCCGGCGAGATGGCCTCGTGGCCGATCAAGCGGGACGAAGCCCTGCGCTACGCCCAGACCGGAAGCGCCGCCGACGCCCCGCTGCTTTCCATGGAGGCCCAAGCGCGCGGCATCACGCTGGCGGCAATGATGGCCCGCGTAGCAGCCAACTCGGCCAGCTTCGCAGCCGCAGAGGCGGCCATCGGCGGCGCAGACGGCAAGCACCGTGACGCCATCGACGCGCTGGCGACCTTCGAGGCACTGGCCGCCTACAACCTCACCACCGGCTGGCCCGAGGTCTAAGTGAGTCTCGGGCTCTCCCCGCTCGGGACAACTCCGTTCGGGCTGGGGCCTGATGTCGCGGCTGGCGGCGGCCCGATAACGCATGACACAACCGGCGCGCTTGTCGGTTCTGCCTCAACGCTCACGGGCTCTGCGAACCGCATCCCGAATCACGCCACTACGGGCGCGCTGGCGGGCTCTGGCGCTGTCGTTGCGGGCTCTGCTGCGAGAACACGCGCGCACGCCACCAGCGGCACGCTTGCAAACGCTGGCGCGGTTATCGCGGCATCTGCTGCACGCACGCGGGCGCATCCGACAAGCGGGGCGCTGGCAGGATCGGGCGCGGCTGTTGTTGGCTCTGCCGCGCGGGCTGCGCCTGGCGTAAAGGTTGCCGCTGGCGACTTGATCGGCGGAGGGGCCGCGCTGGCGGGCTCTGCTGCCAGGACGCGGGTGCATCCAACTAGCGGTGTGCTTCTGGGGGCTGGCGCTGTCGTTGTTGGCTCTGCTGCGCGCGTCGGCGCTCCTGTCGCGCACGCAACCACGGGCAGCCTTGCGGGCGCTGGGGCGCTTATCGCCGGCTCTGCGCGTATTGCCACGCACCGCACAAGCGGCGTGCTGGTTGCTGGCGGCGCCTTGGTGGTTGGCTTTGCTGCGCTGCCGGCGCCCCCTGTTACTGAACAGGTCTTGGCAATCCCCCGCTTCGGTCTGCGCGTGAAAACGGGCGAACTGTTCCCGCTGGTGTTGGGGGCAGACAACGTGCCTATCGGCTACCTGCGGAACGGCTCTCAAGTGTCCATCCGACTCATCAACGCATCAACCCGCAGCGCAGCGATCAACGCGCAGGGCGATGTATTCCAGATCATTTAGACATGGCACAAATCCCCATCCTGAGCGGCATCTACACCAACGAGGCGCCCGACTTCCGGCCGGCTTACCCCCGGAACCTGACGCCGACCGCGACGAATCAGGGCATCTCTAACGGATACCTTCGGCCGGCTCCGGGGCTTGTGGGCATCGGCTCGGGGCCTGGCACACCACGCGGCGGCATCGTGTGGGAAGGGCGCGCTTATCGCGTGATGGGCTCCAAGCTGTGCGAGCAGTCTTCCACCGGCTCAATCACGGTGCTGGCTGACGTAGGCCCGGGGGCACAGGCATCGCTTGACTACGGATACGGCCGGCTTGCTGTTGCCTCGGGGGGTTCCCTGTACTACTGGACGGGCTCGGCGCTCGAAAAGGTGACGGACACAGACGCCGGCAACGTGCTGGACGTGGTGTGGATTGCGGGGTATTACGCTTTCACGGACGGCACAAACCTTATCGTCACAGACCTGACGGACCCGCTATCCGTAAACCCCCTGCGCTACGGCTCCAGCGAGTTTGATCCGGACCCCATCGTCGGCGTGGATGAACTGCGAAACGAGCTTTACGCCTTCAACCGCAACAGTATCGAGCCCTTCCAGAACGTGGGTGGTAACGCTTTCCCCTTCCAGCGCATCGAAGGTGCGGCGGTGCCTCGCGGGCCTGTCGGCACGCATACCTTCTGCAAGTATCTGGAAACCTTCGCCTTTATGGGCTCGGGCCGGAATGAGGCCATCGGCGTGTTTCTCACGCTGCCCGGGGATTCTCAGCGAATCTCAACGCCGGGTATTGAGGCCACCTTGCAGGAATATACCGAGGCCGAACTGGCTGCGGCTATCGTGGAGTGCAGGGTTCAGCAGGCAACGAGCGTGCTGTATATCCACCTTACAGATCAGACGCTGTGTTTTGATTCTGCGATGAGCAAGGTGGTAGGCGAGCCGGTTTGGTATACCCTGACGACGAGTATCGTTGACCGTGGGCAGTACCGGGCGCGCGATTTCCTGTGGGCTTACGATAAGTGGACGGCGGCCGATCCTGCGGGGACTGCAATATGTCGCCTAGATGAGACAATCTCCACCCACTATGGCGCGGTGAATGGCTGGCAGTTTGAAACTGTGGCGCTCTATAACGAAGGGCGCGGGGCTTTGGTTCACGACCTAGAGCTAGTTGCACGGACGGGGCAAGTAAACGTGAACGCGCGCCCGGTGGTATGGCACAGCTACAGTAACGACGGCGTTACATACTCCCAAGAGCGCCCGACCGCTGCGGGTGTTCGCGGCGACCGTGGCAAGCGGATTGCATGGCGCAGCCAAGGCCGGTTGGCGAACTGGCGCACCCTGCGATTCAGGGGCACAAGTGACGCCCATATCGCAATGGCACGGCTAGAAGCCCGTCTAGAGGCTTTGAATGACTAGCCCGCAGCCACCGACCCGGGCCGAGCTTGCCTCGTTCATCCGCGATCAGCGAACGCTGCGTGCGTTTGAGCGGCTGTTTGAGGCTGTGCCAGGCGATACCCTGGCGCTGCAAGCCATTGTTGACGAGGTTGCGGCGGGCGCCCAGGTGGCAGCAGACACAGCGACTGCGGCGCGCTCCGATGCGCTGCGGCTGGCTGATGCGATAGAAAATCTAGGCAATATCCTGCTGACGCAGCGCTCGGCGAATATCTCCGCGCTGGAAAAGCGGGTTTCTGAACTTGAGTCGCTATTACTGGCGCAGAGGTGAATCATGGCACTGACCATCACGCAGCTTTTTACGCCTTTTCAGCTTCCGTCATCGTCGGGGGTGCTTTACACCGTGCCCGCGACCCCGGCAACAACGGTGCTGAAGAATGGGCGCATCCGGCTTACAAATACCTCGGCATCGGCTGTCGCGGCTACTCTGTACGCTGACGCAGCAGCGGCCCCCTCGGCTGCCGGCAATATGTTTCTCTCTGCGGTGAGCATCGCTGCGAACGCTTCCATTGACTTGGACTTGCCGACTATGCGCGCGGGGGACACATTGCGAGGGTTTGCAGCTACTGGCAGCGTTATCACTGTCCACGAAGCAGGCGGCACCCTGTACTCATAACCCTCCGGGGTTTGCCAGCGGTATACCCGCGCGGCTACAATCAAACCAACGCTGAGTTTCGGCCCGCCAGCAGCCAAGCCCCCAGACATGGGAGAGAAGGCTTTTCATGGCGACCGATCCCTATGCGGCACTTGCGCGGCTTCCGGCCGGCACGTTTCAGAACCAAGTAATCCCGGCTTATACGTCTGGCGACGTATACACGCCGGAGATGTCGTCGCTTGGTATCAACGCGGGGATTTTTAGCGGCGCGCTTGCCCCTTTCCAATCGAAGTACAACTGGCCGGAAGACTTGGGTGATGGCCGGTATGCGCTGACGTTCCAAAACCCGGGGATGCACAAGTACGACACCCTCCGCGCGGTGTATCGGCTTGATCCTGCGACCGGCGAATACGTCATGGAGGGCGGCCCCGCCCAGACTCGCCAGATTTCTAGCGGCGAGAACTTCAGAGACGCGGCAGAGGCTGGCATTCCATTTGTCGGCGCGGTGCTTGGCGGCGCCTATGGGCTTTCGCAGCTTGCTGGAGCCGGCGCGGCTGCGGGCGGCACGGCTGCCCCGGCTGCGGGTGGCGCTTTTATCCCTGCGGGCAGCACTGGGCTAACCGCCCCCGCAGCTACAGCGAGTAGCGGTTTCACTGGCGGCGGCCTGCTTACTGGCGGCGCGGTGCCTGCCTCTGCCCCGCTGACTATCGCGGGCTCTGGCGGCGGTGCTGCGGCTGCGGGCGCGGGAACTGGCGCATTGACCATCGCGGGCGCGAGCGCGCCGGCCGGGGCGAGCTTCGTTACCCCGGGGCTCGGCTCAAGCATTGGAGCGGCCCCAGCCGCAGCAGGGGGCGGTATGACGATGGGCAACTACCTTACGGCGGCGCAGCTTGCCTCTGGACTGTATGGCAGCTACCAACAGGGCCAGGCGGCAGAGGCGGCAGCAGCGGCACAACAGGCCGCAGCGCAACAAGGGATCACGGCGCAGCAGCAGGCATTGCAGCAGGTTCGCGCCGACCTCTCGCCCTACACGCAGGCAGGCCCCGGCGCACTGAAGGCGCAGCAAGACCTGGCCGGCTTGAACGGCCCGCAGGCGCAACAAGCGGCAATCGCTGCCCTGCAAGCATCGCCCCAATTCACGGCACAGCAGCAGCTAGGCGAGGAGCGGATTCTGGCGAATGCCTCCGCAACTGGCGGTCTGCGCGGCGGCAACGTGCAGGCGGCGCTGGCTCAGTTTTCCCCGGCGCTGCTGGCCGACACGATCAACCAGCAATACAGCCGTCTCGGCGGGCTTGTGCAAGTCGGCCAAAACTCGGCGGCGGGTGTCGGCACGGCCACGCTCGGCACGGCCAACAACACGTCCAACCTCCTACAGCAGCAGGGCGCGGCGGCGGCTGGCGGGGCTCTGGCGCAGGGCCGCACGCAGTTGGGCTACATCGGCGCGATTACCAACGCGCTTGGCCTTTACGCCGGCCTGAACGGGGGTTTCTGATGGGTCCAATTCAGTATGGGATTGGCGGGCCTGACCCGTCGCAGATGCTGCTGCAAGGGCTAGGGCAGGGCTTGCAGATCAACCAACTACAGCAGCAGGCGCAGGCGCAGCAGCAGGCGCAAGCCGCCGCAGCGGCACAAGCGGAGCGCCAAGCTCTCATCAACGCAGAGCTAGAAGCGGCGTCACGCGACCCGATCCGGCTTGTCCCGGCGCTGATGATTAAGTACCCAGAGCTTGCGCAGAAACTTTCGTTTGGCGTCAAAGAGGCGACGGCGGCGCAGGCGCAAGGCATGCTGCAAAGCAATGGCGAGGTTGCGGCGGCGCTGGCCTCTGGCAGCCCAGAGGTGGCGGTCGGCATTTACGAGCGCCGGCAGGGTCTGCTGCGCGAGCAAGGCGACAACCAAGCGGCTGACGAGATCGGCAAGATGATCGACCTCGTGAAGACGAACCCGCAGGCGGCGCTGACGGCAACAATGGCACGCATTGCGGTGCTGCCGGGCGGGAAAGACGCGATTGAAGCGCTGAATGCGCGGTTCAAGGACGTGCGCGACGCTGCCAAGGCTCCCGCTGAACTGCGCGAGGCAGAGGCGAACGCGCAGATTAAAGAGGCGGAAGCAAAAGCAAGCAGGCGAGGCAAGCTGGCGCCAGCAGTGCAAGAGGCGCTGGACTTCCTCAACCTGTCTCCAGAGGAGCAGGAAACCTTCCGAAGCTTGAGGCGGCTTTCCCAGCCTGTCACCAAAATCGGCATCACCAATCTTGAGCGCGGGGCGCAAGGCGAGCTTGCCAAACTGGTGCCTGACCTGTACTCGCAGGCCAACTCTGCGGCCGGCCAGTTGAACGACATCCCCCGTTACAGGGCGGCAATCAAAAGCGCTATCACTGGCCCGCTTGCAGAGCAGCGGCTGACTGCTGCGCGCGTTGCCAGCGCGCTAGGCTGGGCGGGCGACGAAGGCGTGAAAGCAACCGCTACGCTGGTGCAGGGCTTGGCAGAAATGACTCTGCAATCGCGGTCTATGCTTACCGGGCAGGGGCAAATCACCGAGGGCGAGCAGAAACTTTTGGAGCGGGCGCGCAGCGGCAGTATCAACTTCACAGGCGCCGAACTGGACACCATCTTTGGCGTCGCGGAGCGCGCTGCGAATTCGCAGTATGACCAGAGCAAGCGCCTCTTGGAGGGCGCCGCAAAGAGCAGCGAGACGGCTGCGCTGTTTGTGCAGAACGTGCGCCCGAAACCGACCGCATCGCCTGCGACAAAAGCCAATGAGCTAGTGGCGACAAACCCGCAGACCGGCGAAAAGATCGTTCTGCGCAACGGGCAATGGGTGCCGCTGAAATGAGCACGCCTCCGCTCCCACCGGGCTTCACCCTAGACCAGCCGCCCGCGCTGCCTGCCGGCTTCGTGCTTGATGCCGGCCAAGAACAATCGCCTAAGCGCAGTCTGATGCAATCTGCCGCGCGTCAGGTTGGGTTGACCGCCCGCGCTGGCGTGCAGGGTCTTGGTGGATTGGTCGGGCTTTTTAGCGACCCGGTTGCTAGTCTCATAAACACGATCACGCCGGAAGACGCCCCCAAGGCTGCGCGAGCGCGCGATCTTGCCGCGCAGTTGGCAAACGTGCTGGGGCTGCCATCACCTGAGACGCCAGTTGAGCGCGTTGTCGGCCAAGCGGTTGAGTCAATGGCTGGCGCTGGCGGAACTGTCGCGGCTGCAAGAGGCCTTGCCGGCGGCCTCGGCGTTGTTGGGCAGAACGTAGCGGGACAACTCGCGTCACAGCCATTGCAGCAAGTCGCGGGCGCTGCGGGCGCGGGCGTGGGCGCGCAAACGGCGCAGGAAATGGGCGGTGGGGCTGCGGCACAACTGGCGGCAGGTCTTGCTGGCGGCGTGGCCGGTTCCGGCGCAGCGTCGCTTGGGCAGCGTATGGCCGCTCGGACTCCTGCGCCCGCCATCGTGCGCGAGGCTGAAGCGGCGGGGGTGCCGTTGATGGCCTCTGACGTTGTACCTCCGCGCACGTTCGCTGGGCGGTTTATGCAGGCAATGGGCGAGAAAATCCCATTTGCGGGCACCGGTGGCATGCGCAGCGCACAGCAAGAAGCCCGGCAAGCGGCGGTCAAAAACCTCGTTGAAGATTTCGGTGTTGACGTTGGCACCAAGTTTGACGAGCAAGTGGCGGCGGACCTGTTAAAGAAGCGTGGCGGCCTGCTGACGCGTTACACCGACATGAAACAGCGCGCAATACAAGCGGCTGGAACTGAGCCTGTCGCGGTCAATCGTGCTGTTGCACAAATCGACAAAGAACTAGCCGACTTGGCGGCGATGGGTCCGGCGGCCGAGCGAACTGGCGTTGTGTCGTTGCTAGAAGACTTCAAGGCATCGCTACAGGGGCAACCTATCGCCCGGCTTGACGAGGTGCGTAAACTGCTTGGCGATCAGATCACTAGCCCGCAACTCGGCGTGCCGCGCGACCTCGCGGCCAAGATCCCATCTCGCGTCTATGCCGCGCTTCGGCAGGATATGGCCGAGCACATTAAGCAGCAGGGCGGCGACCGCGCCGCGCGTGAATGGACGGTGGCGAATGGCTCGCTCTCATCTCTTATGCGCGAGGCTGACAACGGCCGCTTAAAACTAGCGCTGAACACTGGCAGCGAGACGCCGGAAACCGTGCGGGCTCTGCTGTTCAGCACCAAACCCAGCGACATGCGCGCTTTGTATCGCAACCTGACTCCGCAAGGTCGGCAGGTCGCGCAAGCAGCAGTTTTGCAAAAAGCGCTGCAAGACGCGGCACGCGACGGCCTAGACAACCTGAGCCCTAAGTTGTTCGCAAACCAACTACGCAAGCTGGGCGATCAGGTCGGAATCTTTTTCCCCGAGGCTGACCGGGAAAAGGTTGAGGGCTTGCGCCGGGTTCTCATAGCTACTCAGCGTGCGGGCGAGGCTTCGGCGGCTCCTCCTACAGGCGTGCAGGCTGTGCCGTTTTTCGGCGGGGCCTTTCTCGCTGATATGCTGGGCAGCGCTGGTGCAGCCACGGCGGGGGCTATTACGTCTGGTGGCATAGCCCGAGTGTTGGAATCTAAGCCGATGCGCGGGATGCTGATCCGAATGGCCGCCACAAAACCAGGCAGCGCAGAGGAAGCTGCGCTGCTGAAACGAATCATGAGCGCAGGCCAAGCCGCGCAACCTGACATAGAAAGCCCGCCATGACCGCCATCGTCGCCCCTCTGCCGCAGTTCTTCGACATCACCGGGCTTCCGCTCAACAACGGCTCTGTCTGGATTGGCGAGCCGAACCAAAACCCCGAAACCTCTCCGGCTTCGGTGTATTGGGACGAAGCCCTGACGCAGCCGGCGCAGCAGCCCTTGCTGACGAAGAATGGCCTGATCGTGCGCAGCGGCACGGCGGCGCCGGTTTACCTGTCGGGCGACTACTCCATGACGGTGAAGAACGCCGCAGGGGTGCAAGTGTTCTACGCGCGCTCGGCGGCTGCGGTCAACAACGGCCTAGCCGTGGAAACCCTGCGCGCGGACATTCTGAGCGCTGCAACGGGCAAGGGCGCGGCCATCGTCGGCACGCAAGGCGCGGCGCCTGGTTCTGTGGCTCGCACGCAGCAGGACAAGAACGAAGACACGGCCAGCCTGATGAACTTCGGCGCTGCGGGCAACGGCACCACGGACGATTCTGCGGCTCTAGCTGCTGCGGCGGTGTCTGGGCGGGCGGTGGTAGACGGCGACGGGCGCACCTTCCGCCTTGTGAGCAAAATCACCTTCTCCGCGCCGATCACGCTGCGCAACGCGCGGCTGCTGTTTGATGGCCCGATCACCTCGCGCCTGTGCGACATCACCGGCTCGGATGTGACCTTTGAAGGCGTGACCTTCGACGGCAACAACAAACAGCCCCGTTATTCGCTGGTCTACGTCGCGGCTGATGTGCTGCGGCCCAAGTTCCGGCGCTGCAAGTTCGTCAACATGTACGGCACGGCCACCGGCACAACGCTGGTGAACCAGATGGCCGCTCTGAACATCAACCCTTACGGGGTGGTCGGCTTCGAGGTGGAAGGCTGCGAGTTCCGCAACCTGCGCAAGCTGAACGATGGCTCCATCGTCCCGCAAACCGTGGGCTTTGGCTTCGTCGGCGGGGTCTACTTCAACACGGAAGACGGCAGCGACCCGGCCGCATCTCAGGCTACGCCCTCGCAAGGCATCATCTCAAACAGCCAGTTCGACACGATCAAGACGATCCTTGCGACGGGCCTGTCTGACAACGACGTAAGCCTCTACGACGATGGCGACGGCATCCGCACCATTGAAGGCGCCGGCGCGAAGCGGCTGTATGTGGACATCACCGGCTGCACGTTCCGCAACGTCAGCAAGCGCGCGGTGAAGCTGCGGGCTAGCGGCGGCACGTTCAGCGATAGCACCATCGTGGCGAGCCTTGGGGCTTACGGCATGAGCACGCCGATTGACCTCGTAAACGGCTGCTGGGCGGACAACATCCGCCTCATCACTTCCAGCGCGCTCCCCGTGCTGAAGGTCGCCACGCTGGCGAACAGCGGCGACATGGCGAACCTTCCCCTGTCTTTCGGTGTGCGCGGCATTACCTGCGGGCACGCGAAAGTCGGCGTTGAGTTGACCTCGGCCGGCGCTGTGCCGATGGCGGGCATGGTGGTGCAGGACGTGAAGATCGGCGCGTGCAGCGACCGGGGATTCCTGACCACCGGAACCGCTCCCAGCACGCAGAGCAACATGGTGATTGACGATTTCCAGATCGTCGGCAGCGGCAACAACTGCGCGGCCATCCGTGCGAGCGCGGCGGCTGACAGCACGGGCGGGTGGTTCATCTCTGGTGTCGTGACCCAGAACGCAGACGTAAAGGTCGAGGGCACGAATAACGTCCTGCGCGGCTCGCGCTTCCGCTTCACGTCAACCTCTTACGCAGGCTTCAACGCTACCGGCGCGCTGGTGGAGTTCGGCAGCGGCAAGGGGCTCGGCGGCGAATCGGTGGTTGAAGATGTGACCATCGACGCGGCGGGCATCAGCACCGGCTACCTGAGCGCAACCCGGCCCTATCTCACGCTGTTCACCTCGGACAGCATGACGATCAAGGGACTGAAGATCGTGACGCCTGATGGCCTGTCAAGCAGCTACCCCGCTTTCGAGGGCGTGGGTGATGACGTGGTGATTGACGGGTTTGACTACTTCGGCGCGAGTTTCTGCCGGCATGGTTCGCTGGTGGCTTCCTCTCGCTGGGCGGTGAAGAACGCGGTTCGGCGTGGTAACGGGGCTTGCTCGGTGCCGTTTTGGAACCTGGCGGCGGCTGCTCAGTTCTATGAGTTCAGCAACATCACCGACTTCCGCCCAACGACACAGCCCACGATCAACAGCAGCACGGCGACGAACGGCATCGCCTCTGTGGTCAACACGCGCAGCAGCCATGTGAGCGGCGGCGTGGCGGGTGTGGCGAAGACCGCAGCGGTTAACACGTTCTAAGGGGCTGACATGCTGAAGAAACTCCGTGATTCCTTGGCCGGCTTGCTTGAGCGCATCGCGCGAGGGCTGCGCGGCGGCGGTGGCCCGATTGAGCCGCTCTGACGCGGCCTTGCTCCTGGCAGTGGGTGCGTTGAGGCACTACGGCTGGGGCGTGTTCCCGCCAGAGTTCGCGGGGATGGCGTCCAAGGCTCTAGGGGCCGTGGCAATCCTCTACCTGCTGTGGCGGCTGTATTCGCCCGCGTGGTGGCCGCTGTTTGCCTGGTGGGCGTGGGAAGAAATGCAGGTTGTGGTGTGTTCGGCTTGGTACGCGGTGGAGCCGTGGACCGTAGCGCCTGGGCAGGCTATCTGCTCGGCAAAGCTGGGCATTGATCTAGGCGCGTTTGGCATCGTTGCTGTGGCTTTTCTGCTGGCGCACTGTCAAGGTTTCCAGTTACGGGGGAGAGGGAAATGACGGAGGATCAAGTGGCCCAACTCTCTGCCTTGGGCAGAGATATGGAGCACGTCATGCGAACCATGCAGGAAATCAAAAGCACTCTGCAAAGTCTGCCGACAAAAGCAGACGTGGAGGCGATGGTTTCCAAGGCCGATCACAACGCGCTGGCTTTCCGCGTTGACTCGCTGGAAAAGAAGGTCGCGGACAACTCCCCCGCCGCGTGGATTCAGACCATTACGCGAGTCGCGGTGATGATTACGGCCATCGGCGCGGCAGTCGGCTTGCTCGGCACGTTGTTTGTTCACCTGTCGCGTGTCGCATGAACTTTGAGACTGCATTCGCCAAGCTGCTAGGCCACGAAGGCGATTTTTCCGACCACGCCGCAGACCCGGGCGGCGCAACTCGCTTCGGTGTCACTGAGGCAGTAGCGCGCGAGGTGGGCTATCGCGGCGACATGCGCGAGCTACCCCTAGACCTTGCGCAGCGCACCTACCGCGCGCGCTACTGGACGGCTGTACGGGCTGAAGAACTGCCCCCCGCTGTGCGCTATGCCGTGTTTGACGCGGCAGTGAATAGCGGCGTGCGGCAGGCGGTGCGGTGGCTGCAAAGGGCTGTCGGCGTGGCTGACGATGGCGTTATCGGGCCTGTGACCTTGGCGGCTGTGCGTGAGCGCGACCCGCAGGCACTGGCAGCGAACATGCTCGGCCAGCGGCTGCGGTTCATGACGGATCTTTCAACGTGGCAAACGTTCGGCAAGGGCTGGGCGCGGCGCGTGGCGGATCTTCTTCAGGGGGTGACATGAGCGACCTCACAGGACTCGGCAGCGTGGCCGAACTCGGAAAGTCGGTGATAGATCGGCTCTGGCCGAACAAGAGCGAACAGGAGCGCGCAGAGCTTCAGGCGGCCATGCTGGTGGTGCAAGGGCAGCTAGAGGTGAACAAGGCTGAGGCGGGCTCCTCGTCGGTCTTCGTTGCCGGCTGGCGCCCCTTCATCGGCTGGGTCTGCGGCGCTGCCTGCGCGTGGAACTGGATCGGGCTTCCGATTGCTAAGGCGGCGCTGCTGGTTTGGGGCGGCCCCTCGCTGACGCTGGAGCCTGCCGACCTCACTGAGATGCTGCCGGTGCTTATGGGCATGCTTGGCCTAGGCGCGCTGCGGACCTACGAAAAGACTCAGCGCGTGGCGCGATGATCCGCGCGCTCTGCTGGGTGCTCACGATCCCACTGGCGTTCGCGCTGGCGTGCATCGGCCTGGCGGTGCTGCTTAGGGATGTGTGGCAGCGGTCAAGGATTCCTTGACAGTTGGGAGAGGGCGGCCGGTGCTGAAGTTTCCGGCTTCCGGGTCTTACCCACGATCCCCCGGCGGTTCCGCAACGCTTGCGCGTCCTGGCATCGTTTAAGCGGTTGACGCCTGCGCATCAGCCTGCGCATTCACCCTCTGGCCTGCCCCCGCGCTTTGCCCTACAGGCAAATCGACGGCCTCAGTTTTTGCCGACGCGGACGCAGGCCAGAAGATGCGAGGCTAAATTCTAGGAGAGGGCGGCCCGGCCACGCCACGCCGACCCTGGGCGCGGTTTCGTGAAGGCGCATCTTCAGGGCGGGCAGGGCGCTACTCCTGCTTGCCCCGGGCCCAGGGCTTTATGAAGACGGCAGGCGGGAATCGAACCCGCGACCACCGGCTCTCAGCCGGGGCTCTACCACTAAGCAACTGCCCGCGTGTCTGCTTTCCACGCCGCCGCTGATCTGAAGATGCCCCGCAATCATAAGCCACAATCGCCCGCTTGTGTGCGGCTCTGGCCCACGCTATGCAGAAGCGGTACGCGGAATCCCCAAGGCCACCAGCGCGGCGGCCTGGCGCTCGGGCTTCTTGCAGCTTGTCAGGTCTGCCAGTTCTTGAGGGGTCAAGTCGTCCAAGGTCACTCCTGTCTAGCCCCGTACTGCGGCACGATCAGCGCAAGCTGCCGCATGAGTTCGCGCGGCGCTGCGTGCGCGTGCTGTATGCCGTCTAGGTCAATAGCCCGAAACCTGCGCGGATCGCGGCTGTCCTGCCGCAACGTCAGGTCTAGCCCGTACCCCGGCAAATCCACCAGCACGCGCCCGATGTACGGCACCCACGCATCAACAACCGGGCGCTCTCTGCTCGGTATCTCGTCGCGGTGACTGCCGGCCCATGTGGCGCGGTTGTGTCCGTATCGCAGCATGCTTAAAACTTGTGCAGAGTTGTTGCGGGTGTGGGCTAAAACACGTTAGGCGTCAAGGCAGCACCTTCAGCGTGCGGGCGTCGTAGCACTGGAAGCCTTCCCACGCCCAAGTGCCCCGCAGCCGCTTCCCACCCTTGGCCTCGCAGTCGGCCTTTGCCGTCACTGCGCCTGTTAGCGTGATCGCAATGACGATCAGCGCCACCACGATAAAAGCCGCCTTCATTTGTTCTCTGCCTGTCCACATGACGCCTAACCCTGCGTTCGAGCGGACGGCCCACGGCCGTCCTTGGTTGTTGAAGTGCCGAGCGGGCCGCCGCTCAACTCCACGTTAGCCGGCTACCAGCACGCCACGGGTGCGCAGGTAGTGCAGCGCCGCGTATCCCTCGCTGTCCGGCTGCGCGGCGTGGTCCACGATCACGCCAGGGAAGTCGCGGCCCATCACGTTGCGCGGCTCCAGCCACGACATCGGGCGCACCACTAGGTCATCGCGGCCTAGCTTCTTCGCCAGTTCCTGCGGGTACGCGGTGCGGCTGTTGCACCACACAAAGACCGCTCCCACCGGGGCCTCGGTCATCTGGCGTGTCGTGGTTCCTGTTCCTCTGTCGCTCATCCTCGTTCCTTTCGCGCCGGACACGCCGGCTAACTCGTCGCTCAACCGGAAACCCCCGGCAGGGCAGCGCTCGCGCGCTTCGTCACTTGCAGTAGCTGCCGGGGTTTCCGGTTAGCTCTGCGTTAGGCGCTCTTGGCTGCAAAGTATTGGCGCTGCCAGTACGGCCAACGAATGCTGAAGCAAATTAAAAGGTGCAAAAGACCAGGCCAAGGCCCTAGCACTCCGTCGCCTGTAGCGAACCAAACGTTGGCAATTACGAGGTTTGCCCAGAAGGCGCGGTCTTCGGCGCTCGTTGGCTCCGCGTTCGCGCCTAACCCCTCGCTCAGCCCCCGACCTGCGTCGGCGTTGTGGCTTGGGCTCGCTTCGTCTTTCATGGTCTCGCCTCCTTGTCGGGGTTAGCTCGAACGTTAGGCCCTAAGAATCGCCGCCAGCGCGGAACCGACTTCGTAGGCGTTTTCCTCGCACAACCTAGCGCACCGCTCGCGCTCCACCATGCGTGCGTCTGCCAAAGCTACCGCCAATGCCTGCTCATGCGCGGCGTTTGCGGCGGCCATACCAGCGTCATAAGCCGCCGCAACGGAGGCCCAGCGCGTGCTGTATTCGCTGTTCTGCCACAGCTTTTCAATCGCTTTTTCTCTGTCAGTTTGCATGTTGTTCCTCGCTCCGGTTACATGGCCTTAAACTCAAGCGTTAGCCCGCTCTCTCACTGCGGGCTCTCTTGCGTGCCAGCTTCTCGGCGTACTCCGTCAGCGCTGGCACATCGTCAGGGTGAACCCAGCGCTTCCACTGCACGCGGCCTGCGGCTAGTTCGCGGGCCTTGCGCTCGGCCTGGCGCTGGGCCGGTGTCTTGGCAATGCTCATTGCTTCGGCATCGCCACATATCCAGCCTTGCGCAGAGAGCGCGTCAGCATAGCTTCGGCGGCGGCTTGGCTGGGCGCTTCGTACAGCTCAATCTTCCCCGGGATTGTCACAACCCAGGTCTTGCGGGCGGCGCGGGCTTGCTCCATGCGTTGCGCGGCAGCGGCGGTTTGTTGGAAGTAGGTCATTGCTTGCTCCGGTTGGCGTGTCGATGGGTTGAACTATCCATCATCGTGAGCACTCACGCAAGCACTATTTGCACTGTTACATCTGCGCGCCTCGGGTGGGGCGGGCTAACCCGTCGCTCAAGGCCGACCGCAAACGGCGGTCACGTTGTCTCTGTGGCTACAGCCCGGCGCCGTTTGCGTCGGCCGTAGCTCCCACGTTAGGCCGCTTGGGCACTTGGCAGGTACTCGGCCGGCACGTCCCGCAGTTCGCTGGTGTCGATGGTGTAGCCGACCCGCTCTGCCTTCCGGAACTTGTGCGAGTGCTCGGACCACTTGAATTTGTATTCGTGACCCGCAGGCGCCCCAACATGGCGCACAACAAGCATGCCGCCCGGTGTGCGCCGCACAATCACCACGCGGCCCGCGTCTTCTTCGTTGCCACTTCGCCAGCGCCGCACACGCACCATGCGGCACTGCGGCAGCGCAGCGTCGGCCTCGGTCTGCGCTTGGCGCACAGCGGCATAGGCGGCGCCGTGTTCGGCTTCCAGCCGCTTCAGCGTGTCCCTCGCTGCGGCAACTTCGGCGGCTTTGGCGCTCAGCGCGGCCTCAGCTTCGATCACTGTCTTTGGCTTCTTCACTGTTTGCTCTCCAAGGTTGTAGCGGGCGGCCTAACCCATCGCTCAAAGCCGACCCCAAGGGGCCGGCGGCTTGGTTTGTGCTCGTGTGTTCCGTGGTCATCGTTGCTCCTCTGCGCCGTGCTGGTCGGCTTTAGCTCGAACGTTAGGCCCCAGAGCCCCATCAATCAGCGCAACCGTGCGCTCGCGCCACTGCGGCAGCACCGGCAGCCCTGTCGCGGCCTCGCTGGCGTAGCCCTCGCGCGCAACGCGAAGAACGGCGCGCAGCCGTTCAATCTCTGCGCCGTGCAGCCGCGAAGCCTCCACGAATCCTGCGTTGTGGGCGTGCTCGCGCTCTGCGGCCACGGCGGAAAACACACGCTCTGCCGCAAGGTCCGTGCGCGTGTACCGCACGTCAGTAGCAAACTGCGCGTCTTCGCACCACGTCACGCCCTCGTGGCTGCACAGTTCGACGTGCGTATCGTCGTGCTCAAGCTCCCCGTACACCAGCCAAATGGCCTCGGGGCTCCCCGTCACGCGCGGCTCATGCACGCTCGGATTGGCCGGGCCTTCGTTGTCCATCACTGTCATGCCTGCTTCTCCTCGTGGGGCCTAACCCCTCATAGCACCCCCGACCCTGCGGGCGGGGGAATTAGGTGTTAGGCGTCTTCAAGCGAGTAGCCCCAATCCAAGCGCTCGCAGGCAATCGCACGCATTAGGTCGTCTCGCTCATCGTCGGTCAACGCCAGCCACTCGGCCTCGGTCATGCCAATCTCGTCTAGCGTGGTCGTGCCCTCGCGCATCGAGTGAATGTTTGCGCCGCTATCGCACCAGTAACGAATCTTTTTGCTCATCAATCTCTCCTGCAGCGCCACCAAGACGCCTAACTGTCGCTTCAAAAAGGACGGCGCAACGGCGCCGTCTCAACTTCCTAAACCTGTGCGCCGCCTTTTAAGCTGGCGTTAGGCCTGCTCTGCTTCTGGCTCTTCAACTACCGCCACCATCGTCACTGGCGCCGAAACGTCGTGCGACTTCCAGACCTCTGGCGGCATGCCCACATCGAACGCCACGCGCTTGTAACCAGCGCACACAGCCCCGCTCGGCGCGGTGGTTGCGTACAGGCAAAACCCGCTCATCCGGTACTCGGGTACGTCCACGTAAAAGCGTACTTTTGCCATTGCTTCCTCTCCGGCCCGCAGGCCTAACTACTCGCTGAACCCCGCGACCCGCTACGGCGGGCCGATCCTGTGTTTCTGCCTACTCCGCAGCGCCGCAGCGGTCGCGGTTAGCTCGAACGTTATGCGTCTAGTAGCCAGCCGAGGCTTTTGCTTTGCGCTGTGCCTCGGCCTTGCGTACCAGCTCGGCCACCAATTCCAGCGACGTTGCCGCGTCCTCCGCGTTTGCCGGCAGGCTCACAGTCACGCGCCCGGCTTCAAGAGCGCGGCGCTCTTGGCGTACCTGCCGCTCGTTCCACCATTGGCCCCATCCCCAGCCGCAGGCAAAAAACACCGCCGCGTACAGCACCATCGTTGCGCCAATGCTTGTATCCATCTTCATGCCTCTTCCTTTTGCTTCATCAACCAAGCCGCCTAACATCGTGGTCAAGCGGAGTCGCCCCGGCAAGCCGGGGCGCCCCGCTTACCGTGGACGTTAGAGCCCAAGCAACCGGGTAGCGTGCGCAATGTCGTCCGCGCTCACCTTGTCTGGTGCTTGGTGCAGCATCCGGTTGCGCAACGCGGCCCATGCGGCATCGCGTGCGCGCTCAGCCTCTCGCGTTTCGCGGCTCAGAAAGCAGCGCCCAGGCGGCGAGTATGGGCCTCCGTCTGCGACCAGCGTGCTTTGGTCAACCCGGTAGCGGTTGCTGAGTTCCAGCCAGCGGCGCCCGACTTTGGTTATCGTGACCATTTCTCCGGTGTTCTTGCGGCTGCTGTATTCGCTCCATTCCCAATACAGCTCCTGCCCGCAGGCGTATCGCGTGGGCTCTAACCCCTCACTGCAACCGAGCCCCCACGGCTGGTCAGAATTGCTCATCTTCATGCTCCTGTGCAGCCGTTGGTGCCGGCTGAATTCGACCGTTAGGCGGCCCCGCGCGCTGCCATCCACACGGCAACATCACGGCTTGTCGGGCAAGGGAACCCCGCCTTGTGCAGCCCCTCCATTGCCACCGTTTCAGGGTGTGGCTCCCAAGAAAGGCAGTGCAGCGGCACGGTCGGCACGGCGCCGTTGTCGGCGCGGAGCATCACGCTGTCGCCGTAGTAGCGCTCCACCTTTGCAGTGGGCCCCACCTTCCGCCACGCGGAGGGGTGAACGTGCAGCACTTGGCCTGGCCTCACCGTGCGTCCTTCGTGCTCAAACTCGAAATTCAGCTCGCTCATAGGTCTCTCCGTTTCTCCAAAAGCCGCCTAACCCTTCACTGAACGCGGACCCGTCACTGCGTGCCGGTCCGCTTTAGTTCAAGCGTTAGGCCCTACGAATGCGCGCCGCGATGGCATCGCACAGGTCTGCGGTCGTCTCGATGTAGCCATCGTGCCCGGTGGTGTCCATCGTTTCCACCAACCTCGCGCACCGCTCGCGCTCTTCAGCAGCGGCCTTGCCTGCTTTTTCCAGCTCGTCGGCCGCCCGCCGCAGCGTGCTCATCACCAGCGCGTCGGGCCGGCACCACCAGCGGCGCTGGTCTAGGCCGTCAGCTATGCCGCGCAAGGCTTCCGCAAACGCCTGCGCCTTGGCTTCGGCCTGCAGCGGGCCTAACCCCTCGCTCAGCGCCGACCCATCACGGCGGGTGTCTTGGTCTGGGCTCGTGTGCTCTGTGGTCATCGTTGCTCCTCTGCGCCGTGCTGGTCGGCTTTAGCTCGCACGTTAGGCCCTCAAGGCATCCGCCAGGCGCTTTGCACTCAGTTCCTCGGCCACGGTCAGGCCTCCGCGCTGGGCGTAGTTCTCGCACAGCTTGGCGCACCGCTCGCGCTCTGCGGCTTCGACGGCCGCTGCGAATCTTCGCAATGCAGGCAGCAAATCCACGTCTTCCGCCCACATCGCGCAAACGATCTTTTTCCCGTACCAGTCTTGCTCATCGGCCAACTCAGCGGCCCTCGCGGCTGTCTTGATGTCTTCGTCGGTCATGGTCTTCTTCTCCGGCCGCCAGGCCTAACTACTCGCTGAACCCCGCGACCCGCTACGGCGGGCCGATCCTGTGTTTCTGCCTACTCCGCAGCGCCGCAGCGGTCGCGGTTAGCTCGAACGTTATGCAGCACCAACAGCCGCGTCCCACTCGCGCCGCAGCTTGTCCAGAATCTCGGCGTCGTGTGTGCTGAGCGGCTGACCCACGCGCTGCGCGAGATTGAAGGCCACATCGCTAAGCTGGCCGCCCACAGCCTTAGTGGCAGCGTGTCGCTTGTCGCAGCCGGCAATCGCCAGCGCCTCAACGCGCTGCGCAAACGCATGTACGGTGCGCCCGGTCGGTGCGCCTTCGGGAGCGCCGCGCGTTACGTCGCGCCATTCTCTGTTCGCAGTTTTCCTGTCCATCTTCCATCTCCTGTAGTGCGCCACCAGGGCGCTGCATAACTCGCGTTTCGAGCAGACGCCCAGCGGCGTAGCTCACTCCGGCAGCGCCACGCGGGCGCTGCTCAAACTATCGTTAGGGCGCACGCGGCGGGCGCAGCTTGTGCGCCTTCAGCAGCGCGGCTTCGATCAACTCCGCAGGCGTCTCGGGCTGCTGCGCCATCCACTGCACCTGCCATGTGGGCAGGCGCAGCGGCACGTTTACCCGGCGCAGGCCGGGTGGTGCGGGGGGTCGCCCCCCTTTGCTTTTGTCGTTCATGCTTCAATCACGCAGCAATCGACGCGACCGTCTGCATGCACTCGATGGCACCACACACCGGGGAAGCGGCCATAAACCTGCGCCTTGCAGCCAAGCACCACGTAGGCCGGCTTGCCTTGCTTTTGCGCGACAGCTTGCGCGCGCAAAGCGGACTTGACGAAAGGCGCGTGGATCGTGGCCACTGTGAAGGTTTGCTGAGTGGTCATGTTGCTTGCTCCGGGTTGCGTGTTGCGATGGGTGTTAATGTAGCACAGCAGCCGCCAGCGTCAACAACTATTTTGTAACACGCAAACTATTTTTCGCTTCGGCTCTGGCGCCCTAACCCTTCACTGAACGCGGACCCGTCACTGCGTGCCGGTCCGCTTTAGTTCAAGCGTTAGGCCTCTTCAGTCACGATCATCCGACGCCCGAAACAACCATCCACCTCGTAGCAGTTGACAAGGTATGTGCCCGCGTATGTTGGATTGCTGCTCCATTTGGGCGGCCCTATCTTTGCCCAATCAACGCCAGCCACGATAACAGCCGCTTCGCGCGGAGTGTCGGCCGACACAATCCGGGTGTTCTGCGTTGCCTCTCCAATCCAATCAACAGCGAACCTTTTATGGTTTCTGTGGGCAAACCTTTCTGCCCTTCGGCGCATAGCATCGTCTGCTAGCCTTTCGCGGTCGAGGCCTAACCCCTCGCTCAAGCCGAGCACTGCCGGCGTACTTTCTGTGGTCATTTCAACTCCTGTGCCGGCAGTGCCGGCTTAGCTCAAACGTTAGGCCCTCAAGGCAAGCGAACAAAAGTCGGCGCCGGGTACGGGACCGTTTTCCAGCCGATCCATTGCTTGTCGGGTGGGCTCTGCGCTTCGTTGTCCTTGTGGCCCAGAATCTGGTAGTCCGTTTCCAGGACCACATCGCCATAGCTGCGCAGCACTTTGCCGCCTTTTTCAATCAGGGTGTGGTAATACTCGGTCATTGCGTTTCTCCACCAACGGGCCTAACCCGTCGCTCAAGGCCGACCGCAAACGGCGGTCACGTTGTCTCTGTGGCTACAGCCCGGCGCCGTTTGCGTCGGCCGTAGCTCCCACGTTAGGCCGCCTCAACTTCCAGCCATCTGCCGGTCAGGCCGTCATAGCTGTAGTTGTCCGGCCATCCAGTGCCGAGCCACTGAATGCGCAGGTCTGGCCCAACGTAGCTCGTGGTGTCCTGCGGCACGATCCAGAAGGCCCAGCCATCTTCGCCGTCCTCGGCCAGCGTGTAGGCAGGGTAGCCAGGCGCATGCTCATCAAGCCAGGCTTCCACTGCAAGCCTTGCCGCGTCTTCGGCAAGCGGCCTAACCCCTCGCTCAGCCCCCGACCTGCACTGTCCCCGCCGCTCATGGCTGGCCTTTCAGGGTGGCGCGCTCGATGGCGCGGGCGAACTCGCGCACGAACTGCGCCGTAGTGAATCCGTCTGCGGATGTGGCTTGGCGCCACAGTGCATCAATCTGCTCATCCGTCAGCCCCTGCTGCACGGCATCGCGCGGGGGCTGCTCTGCGCGCTCGGCTGGCTGGAACGGCTCGGCAGCGAGGCAGCGCCCCATCCATCCACACGCAGAGTTCGGGCAGAGCATCAAGTCTTGTGCTGGGCTGCGGCACCCCGGCTCTGCGCGCTCGGCTGGCGCGGGGTGGGTGGCAGTCCAGAAAGGCCGATACCACTTCTGCACCCCGGGCGAGAAGGCGGCGTACTGCGCAGGCGAGACGTACCGCTTGTAGCAGGTAGTCATGGCCTCGTAGCCGTTCGGCATTCCACCGGGCGCCGGCTGCTCTTGTGCGGGCGCTGCTGAAGGACACACCTGATGCCCGTTGCGAGCCCAAACGCAATCCTTAGGCGAGATTGCGCTTTGCTGCTCTTGTGCGGGCGGGTGGGCGGCGAGCATCAGGTCAGCGGCAAACAGCGCAAGCTGGTCGCTGGCGCCCCCGTGGTCGGCGTAGGCCCCGGCGCTGTATTCCGCCATCTCTTCGTCAATGCGCGCCTTCAGCCAGTCTTGCGCCACCGGCCCGGCCTCGGTCTTGCTCATGCCTTAATCCTTCCTTGGTTCGCCAACTCTTTCAGAGTCAGCAGAATGGCTACGTCCATGCGGGCGCGGCGCTCCTCACGGCTCAGGTTCTTCCCGCTGTCGATTTCCGCATGGCAGTCCACACACAGCGCGGCTGTCCAGCAGTCGTGAGTTTTGAGAGCCATGCCCTTGCCTTCGTTTCTGTGCGCCGCTTGCGTCATGCCTTCGCGGTAGCACAGCACACACGGCAGCGAGGCCACAGCCTTAAGCCAGGCGGTGCTGCGGTGCGTGGGTTCCTTGAAGTAGCTGGGCATCACTTGACCTGCAAGCTCTTGCGCTGCTCGACATGCGCCCCCGGCACTTCCCGCCCTGCCTTGATGGCGGCGGCAATCGCGGTCTTGTCGGGCTCTGGCGCAGGCGGCGGCGGGGTGCGCAGGAACTCCACCGGGATCAGCGCCGGCTCGTCAATCACAACCGCTGATGACGCGCGGAAGCTGAGAGACACGCCGGGGCCTGTGATCTTCTCAATCCCGCAGTCCAACATGCAGCGCGCGAGGTAGTCCCGCAGGCTGTCGGCACGGGCTTGCAGGGCCTTTGCGCGCTCGTTGGCGTCCTTTGCCCACTGCTTCACGGCAGCGGCGTCTGCCTCAAGGCTGCGCGCCATTAAGGCCACGTTCTGCGCCTTGTGTTCTAGGTCGCCGCTGACGCCTTCCAGCGTGTCGCGGACAGCCTCGGGCGGAAGGTCAAGGTCGGCCAGCGCAAGGGCGGTGCTGCGGTACTCAGCCGCAAGGAAGTGAAGCGCGGTCATGCTGCCACCTTAGGCCAAGCGGCGCTCAGCTTGTCGGCGGTCTTCTCATCGAGCAGCGCCCAGATTGCGTTAAGTTCCGCCTCTGGCAGCGAGGCCAGCACCTCCGCAGCGCCTGCGGCATCGCCAGCAGCCACGCCCACTTTGATGCGCTCGGCGCGAGCCTTGGGGCTCATGTCGGGCTGCGCTTCGCCGCGCTGCTGGCGGCCCTGCACCTCATGCGTTTCCGCGTCGGCGTCCGGGTTGCCTTCGGTGGGGATGGCGAACGTCTGAAACGCCGCGTACTTGTAGGCCGCGCTCATGGCCTTGTTGGTGGCCTTGTCGCCGCTGTCCATCGCTTCGCCGAACGTGCGCGCGGTGTGCTTGCTGCCATCCTCTGCGGACACGAAATCGAACTCGGCTTCCACCGTGACATAGAACAGCGCGCCGCCCGCCTTGCTGGCCCGCTCTTCACAAGAGCGGCCGATCATGCGCGGGATGATGACAAGCCCGTGCTTCGCCAGCAGCGGTGACAGGGCGTTGTAAACCTCGTCAATGCCCCGGAACATGTAGCCGCTGCCTTGCGTGTTCTTGCGCGTCTTGCCGATGCCTTCGACGGACAGCGCGCCTTGCACAGCATTGATTGCTTGATAGACCTTCAAAACGGTACTCCCTGCACAGCGATGCGCCATGCGGTCTTGGTTGCGTAGATGCGGCCATGCGCCGCCCTGTAGAGCCAATAGACGGCCAGAAACTCGCGCAGCAGGCTCACAGCAGCACCACCACGATAGAAGCCAGCACAGCCGTAACCGCGATGGCAAGCAGCAGGCCCCGCGCGAAGTCGAAATCATCGGCCGGCTCGTCGCCCTGAAACTCGCTAGCAGCCTCTGCGGCTTGGTGGTAGCGGGCAGAGGCTGCGCGCTCGTCTGCGGCTTGGCGTGCCATGTCGTTCAGCTCCCATGCTTCGTCGGTGTCGGCAAAGCGCGTGACGGCCCAAGGGTTGATGTCTTGGCGGCGGGGGGTTGTCCAGAGGCTCACAGGCTTGCTCCGATCAGAAGGCCGATAACGACACAGCAGGCGACACACACAACAGCGCGAGCCACAGTGCCCAGCGGGGCGCGGTAGTGCGTGATGGCGGCTGCGTAGTCGCGCGGGAAGGCTTGCGCCAGCGTGCGGGGGAAGGTGCGGCTTGTGGGGTAGCTCATGCTTCCCCCTGTTCAGCGATGAGGCTGCGCGCAATCTTCGTCACCTCTGCCGCGTGCTTGTCGTGCGCAATGGCCCGCAGCTTCTCGCGCAGCACATACATGGCGTGGCGCAGATCAGCCCCGGCCGGGGCCCAAATGCACGCCTCCACGATCTCATCGCACGTCAGCCCCTCGCGCAGTTGCGAGCCGTTCCACGCCTTGTAGTAGCGCGTGCCGGTGGGCTTGTCGTCTTCGGCCATGTACAGCGGCAGTTCGCCGGCTTCCGTCAGCAGTTCGTCTGCCGCGTCATCGGCCACGCTCTCAAGGGCTGCGTCGTCATCGTCGGCTGCGTCTGCGACTGCTGCGGCTTCGTTGGCGGCTTGCGAGGCCCAGCACGCGGCTTGGCTGGCAAGCTGGGTGTAGTGCGCGAGGGCTCGGGCTTGGGTGGTTTGCATCGCTTCCCTTTCGCGCTGAACCTCTCAGCGCATGGGAAGAAGTCTCTCACGCACGTGAGTGCCGTGTCAACGGCAAGCGTGAGTGAAAAGCAGGGTTTTTTACCCGTAGTAACCCTTAGCCATAGGTTCCCCAAGGGGTGACAGCCGATGACTGCTCACACACCCTGCCCACGCCTTAGCGCCAGCACACCCAGGAGGCAGCGATTCACTTCCGCTGCGTGGCTTGTCTCACCCGCTGACCACGCAACATCCGGAGTCCCTCGCTGAAAGGCTCCACGGCAACGCCTCGGGGGTACGAGGGCCGGTCTGTTCTGCGGTGGGGGCCGATGCAAGCCCGCTAGCTGTGAGTGTCAAGAAGGCCGCCGCGCTACCCGTCCAGAAACGCAAAAAGCCCTGACTGCTGCGTTCTAGTGCGGCCACACCAACCCCGAGGGGAGAACGCATGAGTCAGGGCTCAGGCTGAATCGACGTGGCCGCATCGACAGCTCAGATGATAGGTGCAAACCCTACACCGCGCAAGCCCCGCAAAAAACACTTGCACGCTCTCACCGGAGTGATATGCTAGCGGCATGGAGCAGAGACAACTTGATGCGCTACGGCGTGCCATCTCATGCGCGGGGTCTTCGTCGCAGCTTGCCAGAGAATGCGGCTTAGCCCTCAACGCCCCGGCAATGTGGATTGCTCGCGGCCGAGTTCCCGCCGACCACTGCCCGGACATTGAACGGGCAACCGGCGTGCGCTGCGAAGAACTGCGGCCCGATGTGTCGTGGTATGTGCTGCGCGGCACGCCTGCACGCAAGCCCGCTCGCATGAAGGCGAAGGGGGCCGCATGAAAAGACAGCGGAACCCATTGAGCGCGGCACTCCCTGACCACAAGACCACGAAGGGCGACTATCTCTACGCGGTCGAGTTCCATGACGGCTCCGTAAAGATCGGCGTCACATGGAACCCCTCGGCGCGCGTCCCTGCGCTCTGCGGTCACTATCGGCGCCGCGCCGTCAAGGCTCACGCAACGCTCATCACCGGAAAGGCTTTCCGGCATGACGTGGAGCGCAAGGTTCTGGAGCGCTGCCGTGTTCTCGCTCAGCCTCTCGTCGGCAAAGAGTTGTTCGCCGGCTTGCACTACGGGAGCGCTGTGACGCTCATCGAGCAGATGGCCCGCCGAGATTTCGCGCGCTCTTTCATTTGCCCGAGTCGGACAAAAGAGGCGCGCAAAAAGACCGCTGTTAAGCGGGCGCTCCGTAAGCAGGCGGAGCAGGCGGACAGGTTCGCTCGCGTCGTCGCAGCTTTGAGCAAGGTAGCCTGAATGACCTACGCCATCCCCGCGCACAACCTGAGCGCACCCCGCCCCGCCCCGATTTCTTTCGAGGCTGCAAGGGCTGAGGCGGCGCGTGTCCATGAATGTATTGGGCACCCTGACGAGCCGGCTGCACAGACTGCCAGCCGTGGGGGTGTGGCAAACGCCAGCACCCCGATGGGGGAAGCGTGAATGAGCTTCATTTATTCGCGGGCGCTGGTGGAGGCTTACTCGCGGGCCAATCCCTCGGACACCGATGCGTGTGCGCTGTTGAGTGGGAGCCCTACGCCGCCGCTGTTCTTGCCCAGCGACAAAACGACGGCCTTCTCCCGCCTTTCCCGATTTGGGATGACGTTCGGACATTTGACGGCAGACCGTGGCGAGGAATTGTTGACGTGGTGGCTGGCGGGTTTCCCTGCCAAGACATCAGCGTCGCAGGCAAAGGCGCCGGCATCGATGGAGCCCGAAGCGGAATGTGGGCGCACATGGCGCGGATCGTTGGCGAGGTTCGACCCCGCTTCGTCTTCGTGGAGAACAGCCCAGCCCTCGTTACTCGGGGACTCGGAAGAGTGCTCAGTGACTTGGCCGCGCTCGGGTATGACTGCCGGTGGACTGTGCTGGGAGCTGCCGATGTGGGCGCCCCCCATCAACGCGACCGTTTTTGGCTTGTTGCTACCGACGCCAGTGTGTTTCGACGCGAAAACGGAGCAGATGACGGGCGGTGCGACTGTCTACATGGACAAGCACGGGAAGCCTCGTCGGAAGACGCCAAACGGGAGCGCGTCAATGGGCCTTGCCAGGCTTGTTCATTACTGGCCGACTGCTCACAACGCGAAAGAGGGCGCACACGCCTCGGAGTACGAGCGCAACACGCCGACATTGGCGGCGCAGGTTGGTGGAGCGCTGAACCCGACGTGGGTCGAGTGGCTCATGGGGTGGCCGCTCGGGTGGACAGACTTAAAGCCATTGGGAACGGGCAAGTCCCGCAATGCGCCGCCGCAGCCTGGCGACTGCTTGCCGGAAGCGTGTGAGGTGTCGGCATGAGCGAGCGCTACAGCAGCACGCGCGACGTGACCAGCACGCTGCGCATCGCCACCCCCACGGGGCCGCATCTCATCCAGTACATGTGCCGAGAGCCGAACAACGGCCCGCATCACAAGGGCCTGCGCCTTGGTGGCGAGTGGCAAGGAAAGCTGCCGATGCGCTGCCCGATGTGCGTTCACGCGAAAGGACAGAAGCAATGATCCCCGCATGGATTGACCCCGAAAGCTGGGGAGCCTTCAAGGCTATGCGCAAGGCCATCAAAGCCCCGCTGACGCCCTACGCCGAGAAGCTGGTGATTCGGGAGCTTGTGAAGCTCAAGAGCGCCGGCAACGACCCGCAAGCCTGCCTAGACCAGTCGATCATGAATTCATGGCGTGACGTGTTCCCGCTGCGAGACAAGGGCGTAACTGCCTCGCAAGTGGCGACGGCAAACGCCGAGCTAAAGCGCATGGATGAACAGGCTGCAAAGGCTGTGCCGCCGCCAGCCGCTGTGCTGGAACTGGCGCGGAAGCTGCGGAGGGCTGCGTGAGCCTCGTTCAATGCGCCGGTGGTTGGTGCAAACGGCGCGAGTCCTGCGCCCACTACCACGCACCGCCGCTGCAAGACCACGAACCCAGCGAGCGGCTATGCCCCCCGGGGGAAGACCAGCCCGAGCCGATCAAGCCGGCGAAAGTGCCCGCAAATGGCTGACCTCTGCCCCGGCAAGCACAGCACCGCAGCAAAAGGGCTGCTCGGTCTGTGCATCCGCTGCGACCGCATGAGCGAGCGCGGGCGCATGGAGCCTGCGGCCAGGCTGGAAAGCGGAGTGGCGGTTTGCGAGCACTGGGTTCGGCTGCGGATGGTGCAGCGGCAGAGGATGAGCGAGAGGGTGACGAATTGAGCGACAAGCGGCTTTTCATCCTGGCAGGCCAAGGCCGGCGCAGTGCCGTGCAGTGGATCGAGCGCGAGGCCCCGGAAGGCTGGCGCATTGAGTGCAGCCCGCCCCGGCGCGGCGCCGACATCAATGCAGCCCTGCACGCAAAGCTGGGGGAAATCGCCGCTGCTGTGCCGTGGGCAGGCAAGCACCGAAGCATTGAGGTGTGGAAGCGCCTGCTGGTGGCCGCATGGACGCGCGTTCAGGGCGAGGCGGTCGAACTGCTGCCGGCTCTGGACGGGCACGGGGTAGACATCGTGTTTAGGCGCACGTCGCAGATGACGCAGGCGGAGATGCGCGACCTGTTGGCGTTTGTCGATGCGTGGGCCGCTGAGAACGTGCCATCTTGAAAGCGGCGGCGCGTGGCGCGCGGGCATGGCATCACGAAAGGCAACCGTGAAGTACGGCGCAAAGAAAGACGCAAACCACGCAGAGATTGTGGAGGCGCTGAAAGGCCACGGCGCG